TGTTCATCTGTGACTTGCGCGGATGCTCCGTCGCTCGACTCTGATGCACGCGATGGCGCGCGGCGTGCACTGCGCGCACTGCTGCGCGTTGTTCATCTGTGACTTGCGCGGATGCTCCGTCGCTCGACTCTGATGCACGCGATGGCGCGCGTTTCCCTGGTGCGCCTGCTGAGGCGCTCGCGCTCGCGCCTGTGCTGACTGGCGCAATTATTGGTTTTGGCGCGATACCAAGTTCGATATCGCATGCCGCGCTCATCGCTGACTGAAATGGAGTCGCGGGATCCTCGCGCGGTGTGCTTGATGGTGGGGTTCCAACAATGCCTGTAAGCACGATCTCGAGCGCCGCTTTGTCTGCCATGTTTGGCGCGCGTATATGCTGATGCTTGAATGGTTTTATTGGGGTCGCGCGAATCATTTTTTTGAATATTATTGTTGTATGGTAATAATGGCAGACTTTCTTGTGTATCATCAACTGCGAGACAATCCCGCAGATGACATTGAACGCGCGGAGGAATGCGCGCGCAAAGATGACATCGCGGGTGTCGAATCGGCGCTTCGATATGTTGCAAGCGCCGATGATAAGCAATGCATTGATACGCTTTGGTATTACATCCGCAATGACACATATTACATCATTTGCTTGCGTGGAGTTCTCATGACTGGCGCGGCATATGGTTATCTCGATATTTGCGGTCTCGTGAAATCGCGCGTTGTTGGCGGATCACGCGTGACTTATACGGACGTAATACCACTTCAAGCATTTGAGATGGCGGTGAGAAACAAACACGCTCACATCGTGCAGTTCTTTGTTGAATGGAACGCCGAGCAGAGAGAATCCGAACGCATCGCCGATATTCACTCGTGATGTACGTTTTTTTGCGCGCAAAAAAGATGCATTGGAGTCGCGCGCGACGATCACGCGTTGTAATACGTTATGGTACTCGCGAAGTTGAGATCATCGCCGATGCCCCATGCGGGCGCGCGCGTTATCGTGAATGATCCCGCGATTGTCACCGACACTGTATAAATCGCAGTGCCAAGAGGGAACGCATGCGTCGCAGTCCCATATGCAGCACTCGGGCGCGAGTCTTCAGGAACCGCAGTTGCATTCGCGAGCGACGCGACAACTTCGCCGGAAAGCGGGGCAGCACTCCGCGTTGAGAAATGACACGTAATGAGTCCCGAAGTATTGAGAATGTACAATTGCACGGCAACACTTGTTGCTCCGCCCGTAAGTGTAACTGCGCCGGGAATTGTGACCGGCGCGATTGCATCCGCGTAAGAGCGCGGGACTGCGTGCGATGCGGTGGGAGGGACAGCAGGAACAATCACGCCCGAGTGATCGATAATAGTGTACGTAAGCGGTGCGATTACATAAGATGCTGCGCTGTGTTGTTCGGTTTTGAACATCTGAATATCGCGAATCTTGAATTGCGCGCATCCTACAATGCGATACGCATGATCGCCAAACGCAAGATTCGGTGCTGGTCCGCGATCACACACCAATCCGGTTTGCGTCACATATGCGGTACCATCGACATAGAATGTGCATCTTCCAAAACCGCCCGTGAAATTCCAGTCAAATTCCATTTCATATTCTTGCCCCGATATAGCGGACCATGCGGTACCACTCGCTGCGCTAAATGTATTCGAACCATCGGCATTGCGTATGATAATCCAAAACTTACCACTCGGAACCGCGGCGTTGTAATGTGTAATGGTCAACAGATTATTATTTTGCCATGAATTATTTATCAAAGTTCCGATATCCATGATGTACTGCGCATGCTTACCTTCGGGATCGTATGTCGGATAACCACTGTACATTGGTGTGTACTTAAAACGTACGCAACCTTGCAATCCGCCATCGATTGCAGTACCGGTGCGATAAATCGCGCGCGAAACAATCGCAGCAAGATCTGTGCTTGGTTCGGCTGGGTTAATTGTTATGTATCCTCCAGTGTCAGTCACAAGCGGCGCGAGAAACCCAGGCGCGCGAATACCATTTGCGGAAAATTCAGCAACCGCGGATTGCGCGCAACTCGCGAAGAAAGAAACACCGGTGGGAATATTGGCAATCGCGCGTTGAACGCATAACTGCGGCGCGACAGTTGCGCCACTCTGGCGCATGCCATCGACGAGAGCGCGCGGAATCATCGTATCAAATATCGCGCTTGCTAGTTGTTGATTAAAAGTCACGCGCGGATGCAAACTTATGCTGTCCATCCACAAATTCGAGCCGTGTACAGCATCGCGCAAAAGTGACCTCGTATCAATAAAGCAACACTGATAATCGCGCGCGGCTTCGCGAATAACATCATTATATGACTCAAAGTATGGATCGAGTCCACTTCCGCGCGCGTTTGGTGTCATTACAACAATACTAACTCCACTTGAGAGAGGATAAGTCGCGCGAATTTCAGCGAGACCCGCGCGCATGTTTGTGGAGAATTGCGAGGGTGAGATGCTCGTATTGGTATCATTCAAGCCCCAGCGCCAAACCCAAACATCGGGGGCAGCTGCGATTTCCGGACCAACATATGTTGTTGCCCATTGTTCGCATTTTTTCCCACTCTGTCCATAATTGAGCACTGCGATATTCGTGAGACCATTTGCGATACACAAATCAAGAAAGATATTTGGTACGCGATCGGAAAATGACGGCGTATCACTCAATTGTCCGCTTGTCGTCGAATCGCCGCTGAACAATACGCGAATCGCGGATCTCGCCGCGATCTTTCCAAGGAATCCATACAAGTATTCCTGACCCGTTATCAGTTGATCGCGCGCGTGTCCTGTTATGCATTCCATACCAACATAAACGCTCATCGCCGAATCAAACCTTACGCCAAGAGGATTCGCGAATGCCGATGCGGTCCAATATTTCGCGCTTGGCCTTCCGACAATCTTGCCCTTGCGCAGACCAGTAGTCGCGGCGCATGCTGCGGCAAGCGCGACTCCGTCATCAGTGATGCCATCGCCAACAGCGCCGAACATCTCGGGAGTGACAAGAGGCGCGGATGCATCAACGGCGTCACCGGAACCTTCGACAATGAAAGTCGCGCGCGGAGGCGTCGCTGCAGCAATGAGAACTGCGACAATTACTGCGGTCGAATGCGGAAGAATAATTGCGCGACCCAGCGAGTCGCACGGTGTGAGCGTGTCGACAGCCGCGAGTGTGCGAACATTCGCGCGAACCAAGGTTGCGACAAGAGTAAGCGCGAGCGTCGCATTGAATGCCGTATCATTGACAACGCGCAACGTAATAGTCGTGCCGTTGGTGCGCGCGCTTGCCGAGAAACGTGACGCGAGCACATCGAGAATCGCGCTTCCTGTTGGCAACGTCATAGTGAACTCGGTCGTTGCGCTTGAGACGCGAATTGTTGTCCCGAATTCCGCGGGAGTAATCGCGATGTCATTGGCGACAGGGGCGCGAGTTGCAATCGTTGTCGTCGCGAGTGCCCCGCCGGTCATTTGCAAATTCGCGACTTGCAGAGGCGCTGCGATGGTGATCGGCGCGGATGATCCGATGCTCGTGCGACCGTCCGCTGCGACTGCGAAAGTCAGGCGTTGTCTTCCATCTCCGCGTACAAGCTGCAGTTGTGGTGCGGAATCACTCGTGATAATTACTGGTCCGCCATAAGGCGCGACTGGCGCGCGAATTGTGCTTTGCATTTGCGCGGTTCGATGTATATGTTCGCGCAAAAAATCACCATGGAGCGTATGTTCGGGGGGTACTGGTTTTTTGCAAATCGATTAGAATTTGAAGAGCATTGCGATCATCGCATTGCGCAGCGGCTCTGATCAATGAATACCAATCGATATCGCGCGTGTCATTGTTCTCGAGCATCCAACCACAGGCTATGCGGAAAGCTTCCATTGAATCACATGCGCGCGGAATTCGCAATATTGATTGCCACTCGCAGGTACAATCACACTCGGTTGCCCAATCGTAAAGGTATTGCAAGACATCTGCATGCCCATTACATATTGCAAATTTCATCATTGCGTGGATGAGTTCATCATGATTATCGTCATCTTCATCAAGCCATTTGCGAGCAAGCGCGCACATTTCGACACTTTTTGCAATACCATGACAATTATAATCATTGTCATCAAATGTTATCTTACCCTTTTCGCGAATGAACTTGCACATATCTACGCGACCTTCATATACAGCGCGATGCATTATAGCGTGCCAGTCAACTGGATTTGCGCCATTAAGTGCAAGTGCGAGTTCAAATGTATGAATTTGACCACCACTCGCGGACCCGCGCATTATATCGCCACATAAACTCCGGGAGCACCAGCTTTGCGCAAGTTCGCATATGTGCATGTGACCACCGCGCGCGCCTTCATATGCGATAAATCCCAAATTTCTCGGATCAGGGTCCCATTCATGCGCAAGTTTGCATATGTGTGCATGACCGGCGAAAGCAGCACGACACGCCATATTAAGTGTTTCTGTTGCATAGTATTCGTGCGCGAGTCTACATACATTCTCATGACCATCACACGCGGCACCATCGAGCATTGCTTCCGCGTCAAACGCATCGATGCGCACCCTACCATGAATCGCGCGGCATGCGTCAATGTCGCCAGCGCGCGCGACTTTGCGGATGAGTTCCGCGAGTTTGCAATGCGCAGGCGCGGGAATCGCAGCGCGCCATGCGCGATTCGACGCACGCAAACCCGTGAGCAACTGTGTGCCAATATGCGCATCGCAATAGACCGCGAGGAATTCCTCCTCAAAGAAGCGCGGGTTTGCATCGCGAAATGCTGCGAGCAGATCCATGAGCACGCGATTGTATGTATGATTCGCGCGCATTCAAAAAACATTACCAAGGCGCGCGATATGGCTGCGGACCGCGCGAATCTTTGAACTCTAGCAACACGCGAATTGCGGCCTCGTCACCGACCCTGGCTACCCATTCTATTAATTGTCCCCAATTGCAAACGTATTCGCGATCTTCAACCATCCACTCGCACGCGACGCGAAACGCGGTCATGTTTTTGCATATGTTGCGAAGATATAGTATCTCTTTCCAATCAAATACATAATCGTCATGCTCACGCGCCCAATCGTGCAGAAATGTTAATATGTCAACGCGACCAGAGCAAATCGCAGTGGTCATGCAACTGGTGAAGGCTTTGTAAAGGTCTGGATATTCGGCGTCATCGAGCCCGAACCATTCGCATGCACGTTTGCATATTTCGATATGTCCTCCGCTTGTTCCTCCTTTGAGAAATTCGAGCGATAGTGATTTTCCGCTCTTTTCGAGGATAAATTCGCATAAACTTGCATTGCCCGCGCGCGCGGCGTCGTATGCGCATTGGTCCCATGCAAAGCCCAATGTATCATCGCCGAGCATTCCGAGCGCAATTTCAAATAACTCGCGATGTCCGCCAGCTGCTGCTCCATAAACCATCAGCGGTATTGAAGCTTTGGGGTCGAGTTTGATTGCTTGTTGGCAAATGTGGAGATGTCCACCATTGGCTCCATTACCGATCATATCATAACTATAGAATTTGACACCATCTTCGACCGCCCATTCATACCCGCGCTGGCAGATATGCGCATGACCATTAAGAGCTCCATATGTCACCATAATACCCACACTCCGACCGAGTCCATGTTTACTCGCAAATTCACACAGTTGCAGATGTCCGCCTTCGGCCGCTCCAATTAGCATCGTTGTAGATGAGCGCTCACCTTCCGGAATGCGACTGAGAATAAAGAGGCACATTTCCATATTGCCGGATTTAGCGGCATTGCGCAACAATGCCGACACACTGCATCGCGCGGGTGCCGGAATTGCAGCGTGCCATGCGCGATTCGACGCGCGCAACCCTGTGAGCAACTGTGTGCCGACTCTGGCGCCGCAATAATAATCGAGGAACTCCTCCTCGAAGAAGCGCGGGTTGGCATCACGAAATGCTGAGAGCAGATCCATGAATAAGTATGTATGATTAGCGCCTATTCAAAAAACATTACCAAGGCGCGTGCAGTTTGCGCGGATGTCGCTTGTATTGCGCGAGTGCCATTTCGACCGTTTCAATATCACCAATGCGCGCGGCATCGATTATCACACCGCGCCAATTTATATTATCCTCACCGAGGTCTTCAATCATCATTTGACATCCAAGTCGAAACATATCGCGAGATGCGCCGCGACTTTTATGTAACACATATCGCCAGTTGCAACAACATTTGCATTCCTTCGAGAAAGCATGAAGTAATCGGAGCGTGTCTTGATCACCATATTCAAGTGCGCGCATAAATCTTGTATCAATAACGTCGGATAGTTCTTCTCCTTCAAACCATTCGCGCATGAGTCCGGCGAGCATGGAAATGTCGCATTTGGCTGATCGTCCGCTTTTTTCATGAATGAACCAGCATATATCAGCGCGACCACTTCCGACAACGCTCTTCATTAAATCATGCCAATCAATGGATGCATCATCCCCGCTGAGTTCAAGCGCGCGTTTCATCACGTGAACATGTCCACCAGATGCGGCACCCGATCGCATAGAGGAAATGCATTTTTGATTCCAACTCCATACAAGTTCGCAAATATGCAGGTGACCCGCACGGGCTCCATCGTACATTGCCCAATCTGACAGACCATAACCAATTGTATCTCGCTTCTCCCATTCGCGCGCGATCTTGCACAGATTCGCGTTTCCTATCTTCGCTGCTGCACCGGCCATCGCGCCATATTGGCATTTCCCGGATGTGTCCAGATCATGCGCGAATCTGCATATATGCTCATGTCCGCCTTCGGCTGCGCCAATGAGCATGTCATCAATGCTGAATGACTCGCGCGCGACGTGATCACGAATCGCGCAACATGCGTCAAGGTCGCCAGCGCGCGCGACATCACGGATCAAATCGCGAAGTGCGCACGGTTTCGGAGCGGGAATCGCGGCGCGCCACGCATGACACGATGCGCGCAAACCAATGAGTAACTGTGTGCCGACCCCGGCACCGCAGTACACTTGGAGGAACTCCTCCTCGAAGAAGCGCGGGTTGGCATCGCGAAATGCCGCGAGTGAGTCCATGCAAGAGTGTATGTTATAATTCGCGCATATTCAAAATTGAATCGGAACGCATCCAATATATGCCTAAGATGCGCGAGTTCTTCACATACGACAACGGCGCACGCGCATTTCGCGTGGTCATTGATGACGACGCGCGAATGTTGCACGCATACGGGCTTGCCGGATATGATCCTCACGAAGGTCGCAAGTATTCGCGCGATCCCGTGTATGTTCTCGAG